CGCTGGTTCCTCCTTCTTAGCTAATTCTGCCTGTGATTTTTCAAAGCCATCTAGTAATTCTTGTGTGGTTTGTTCTTCCTGAGTTGGTGTTACATCTCGTGGCTCATCATCAAATTCATTAGATGTAGTAGCATTAATTGCCCCAGTTAAAAGATCACTATCATCTGAAGTATTAATAAACATTTTGGCGGCCCGGTTAAGTACAGTCCGTTTAGCCATCTCCTGACTGAAGTTTTGCTGTACTTTGTTATTTTTTTGCCGTGTTTGACTCCAGGACTGCTTAATTTCATCCATGTTCATAACTGTGTATGAAATACCCTCATCGGTTTTGATTAGAGCAAAAGCACCAATGATTGGCTTACTGATATTTTCAAACTTAGGCACAAACTTCTTAACTACTAATTCCATATCTTCATTGGAACCAATCTCGAAATCATCACCCTCATGGACTACTTCAGCTCGAACCTTCTTTACACCGTCAAGTCGTTTAACCGCTGCTACCGTACCAAAATAGGAGCGTTGCATTTGTAACTCTTTACCGTACACAATGAAGTAGCATTGATCTTTTGCCGGTGATAATCCTTGAAGTGTCATATCAAGTAATGACTTAACAATTGAATCTCGACTACATACGTCCAAAGCTGGTTGATGATTACGGTCTTGAACCTTTTGCAATTCAAGGAAAGCTGCATTCAGAGCGTTTGAAGCATTGTAATTCTTTGGCAGTGATAAATTCTGGGTGCTCTTCATTTGATTAATCCGTTCAAGCACAATATCCGTTAGTTTAGGCTGCTTAGTTTGCATTACTTGATTAGCCATTATTCTTCCTCCTCATCGTCATCGCCGTAGTAAGTACCATCGTCATATGGTTTGTGGTCAATCCAAGGACAATTAGGCATTGATTCGCTATCTTCCTCAAACCACTTATCCCAATTAATGTTATTCATGGTCGAACTCCCCCTTCTTGTCTGCTTGATTGTAGAGATACTTTTCAAGCTCTTTGACGTCATCAAGAAATCCACTATCAATTGAAACAATTATTTGTGTCATTAATTCTGCTAATTTAATCTCGCTTACATGACCATTCAGCGCACTATCAATGTAGCTACTGTAATAAGTCATGAATCCTTGAATTCTTGTTAAATGGTTGTTTGTATATTCATCCATGAGTTATAATTAACCTCGTAATATATTTATTTTTGTTACTTATTTTGAGCATTCGTTTTTGCGGAACGGGTGCTCTTTTTTTGATCCAAGTGGTTGAGTAGCAGTAGTAGTGCATAAATCATCGGGATAAATAGTGCCCCGTCATATGCACCGATACTGGCGCAGTACATTGCCCATAGCCCTAAGAAGAATGCTATCAATCGCGATTGTAGAACTTCGTTAATCATTGTTATCACTTCCTTTCAGTGTGATATGCTTAACCCATCTCCTAACGAAAGGAGGTGTAATTAATTGCAAGATAAAATTGTAGTTAGCTCTTTTTGGGCAGCAGTTTTAGTAAGCTGACTTTCAACTTGTAATCATTCATATTAAAGAGTTGCTAGACCCACAAGGACGCAAATTGATATACTCCAAACAAGATAATAAATGGATTTGGAAGCGTCCAAGCAAAGCATCAGGATATTTCCACAAATTGCTGTCAAAACTGAAATAGTCAATAAACTCATTTAGTCACCTTCTTGGTGGCTTTTTTATTTACCTCTTGAAATGAATTAATCAGCACAATCAACATTGCAATTGCTACTGCTGTGAAAAATACTATCTTTGCCATTAGCTACCTCCGTAATCTTGGATCTACCTTTAACTTTTCTTCGTTGATTTTCTTTCTCTTCATAAACCAATCGTCAAACTTAATTGGATCAAAGTAATATCGTCTCCCTCGCTTAACTACAATCGACTGGTTATCATCTTCAGCCATGATTTCATCTCGGTATTTTGCTACCGTATTACGACTTCCATAACGTCGACTATTGACTAATTTTGGCATCGGGATAGTTTGTTCAGCATGTGTTTGATTTTCTTCTTGTTCTTTGACGTACTGCTTAACACCTTCTTTCGCTGACTCAATCATCATTTCATGAAGCTTCGGAAGCTCCAAAGTAACTACCTTTATCTCAGCTGTTGCCATTTCATCGCCTCCTTAGTTATCCATTTCGGCATAAGTGACTTCACCTAAAAACTTATTAATGAAATACTGCTGTCCCTTTCCAGTAACCTTTGTAGTTATCTGAATGGTTGTGTGACCGTCTGCATGAGTTACAGCCGTTTCTTTAGTCTTGAATAAGTCTTGCGCCACTGCTCGTTGCGTTGGTACATTGCGATTGCTTCCTCGTTTACCGAGATACCCATGTTCTCGCATCCAAGCGAACAAACGGTTTTGTCCAATTTCAACGCCGTTCTGCTTCAAGATCTTTGCAAGCTGACCAATGAGAATACTTGAATTGCTTGTAGAAACTGCATCAGCAAATAATGCTTTTGGTTTCATCTGCTCGTTCTCTGCTTGAAGTTGCTTACGTTGCTCTTGTTCCCTTTTTAACTGAGTAGCAAGATTAATGATTGTATCTGGATTAAGCAGCGCTTTTTCAATCGTTTGTGGTGTCATATAGGCACCATGCTTACGAATAGCTGGTAGAACTTCACTTGTTACCCAGTGCTTGAATTCTTTAGCTTGTGGCATCTTGCTACTAAGAATTAATGAATATAATCCAGACTCATTAATGACTGTCATTTCTTGTGTACCGTAGGGGGTACTGATTTGGTACCCCCTTTTGTCTTCACTATCTACGTGGGCGTTTACCGAACGCTGGGTATTTGAGTACCGAAGAATTTTAGCGACATCTTTACCAACGAAGTAAGCTTCATCATTAATAGTTACTGTGCGGACCGATTGCCCTTTGAAATCAAATAATTGTGGTTCATTCATTTGAACATCTCCTTATTTTGTGTTGTGTAATTAAACATGTTATTTGCTTCTTTAGTTACTCGTTATGTGTAATTTTCATCTAAAAAAATAGATAAAGGAATATTTAATGCATGTGATACCATTATCGCTTTATCACCATTAAATTTGGTTCTATCTTTTATTAGATTACTAAAGGCTTGGTCGGACATTCCGATTTTAGTAGCAACATAATGCTGAGTAATTCCATGACTTTTGAGATAGTCTTTAAGAATTTTATTTGAATCTTTTTTTGTTACTAACGTCATGCTTCCTCCTTTCAGGCGTGTTACACCTTTTGTTTAACTTTACGGTTATTATAATACATCACCGTTTTGTGTAAGTCAATACTTTTGTACACATTTTGTTTAAGTTAGTTAATGATTTGTGTAATTAGTTATATACTTAAGAAAAGTAATTACACGAAGGGGGTAAATCTAATGTCTGATTTTAGCGATAGACTTAAAAACTTAAGAGATTCCAAGGGGTGGACTAAAACCTATGTTGCAAACCACCTTGGGATTAAGATGCAAACATATGCCAATTATGAATATGGATTGCGTGAACCAGACCTAAAATTAACTAATAACATTGCTAAGCTCTATGGCGTTACGTCCGATTATCTAATAAGCGGTGAAGAAAATAGTTTGGACACCAAAACAGCCGACCTTGCAGACAAAGATACCGTCTTCACATATGAAGGACGAGAAATCCCACCGGAAGATTTGGAGTACATGAAAAGATTATTGCGTGGTGGTAAGTAATGTATACATATATGGAAGATGCGCTTGATTACCTAACTGATTACGCATCTAAACATCACATAAGAATTATGTGGGCTAGTCTTTCACCTATCACACCTCCGGGAAGCAACTTTGAATATCGAAGCGTGGTTATGAACTCTAATTGGCATAATCCCAAAGAGCTCATCTTTCAACTAGCTCATGAAATATCTCACGTCATTCATGGCGATAAAGGCGATGTTTATTATTATCATGCCTGCTTTACTGGTAAGGAATCTGTGGAATATAAGGCAAATGTTGGAGCCGTTAAGCTTTTAATTCCGTTCTATTGTCAAGATACAGATATTCAATGTGTTAACAGCGCTAACTTTATGGAAGCTTTTCATGTACCGCACTATCTTTCTAGTGTAGTAAGTGAAGAAATTAAAAAGTATTAT